ATCCTTTTCGAAGGTGATCGAGTCTTTAATCAATCTTTCTTAGAGTTCTGCATGGGACTCCCGAATACTGACCTTTTGGTGGTCTATCTAAAAGCACCAAAAGAGACCCTAGAACAGAGATATAAAGATAGGGGTTCAGATCAGTCTGAACAGTTCCTAAGAGGACGAGAAACTAAATATAGTAATCTACTCTCAAATTTTGACCTGATGTCCTATATTATTGAGTTTCCAAACACTAACTTAGAGGAACAGGCGAAAGTCCTCGCATTCTTGGAGAACCATCTGAAATAATGCGAGACTTTCTGGGAATTAAAAATGAATTTCCTAGAATCTGCAAAATTCAATTGGATGGATATCCTCAGTTTCTATGAGCAGCCATTCAGGGCTAAACTAATTCCCGCAAAGGTTTGGAAAGACCTAGACAAGTATCGTAATGATTCTGTGGGTCTTGCAAACTACTGTAAAAAGTGGCGAACAAAAGTTCAATTTATCCCAATAAAATCTAATTCTAAGAGATATGATAGATATGTTCCAATTAGTGGAATATATGAACCAGACACCAGACAGTCTACTCTTATAATACACACCTCATCATTTAACTCCTTTCCGTTTACAAATACGACTTGGAGTAGATTTAAGTATAGATTAATTCAGACTCTTATGCATGAATTGGTTCATTTCATGCAGTATGATAGAAGATCTGATGAGTGGAGCAATTATGTTGTTCCATATAAAAAGGTAGGTATAGCTAAAAAAGACGCTGAAAGAAGATACCTATCGGAGTTTGATGAGATACAAGCATATGCGCATTGTGTCTACATCGACTTTAAAATGCGTCGTCCAAATGTAGATATTAATACTCTACTATCTCGTTGTAAAAATACAAGAGATTCTTCAACTCTACACTATGTCTTAAAGACATTCAATTACGATTTCCGAAACAATGGAGCACCAAGAAAGATCATCGATCAGATTGGTAAGTGGGATCGTAAATATGAGAGACTAATTAGAGCATACAAATAGCCTAAATAATCCAGAAACACTTTGTTCTGGAGAGATTGATGGCAGGTAAAATAAACGAAGGCGATGTGATCGAAGGTATATTTACCATCGGTCTCGCTTTGTTCATTGTAGATGGTAAAGTCGATAAGGCAAAGCTGAATAAAATACGAACTCAGATTGATACAAAGCTGTTCAATACTGGTCGTTTTAAAATGGCTGTTGCTTCTGGAGTTACTCGAAAGAAGGGTAATAGACCACCAGACATTTTTAATGTCGGGTTTGAAATGCGTCTAAAACCAGAGTCTGTTGTCGGTGCTTTCGGTAAAGACTATAATACTATTTACTATAAATCATCTAAAGATATCGGACATATCGATAAGAAAATTGATCAGCTTATCAAATCAATTGATTATGGTTCTTACAGTAGAAGAGTAACAACAGCAGTAAATCAGTTTTTAGATAACAATGTTGGAGAGGTTGTAGATTTTACTGTAATTGCTGATGGCATAGCTGGTGAGTCTAGTGGTGGTGCAATTAAGGGTGATGTGTCATTAGAAATTTATGCCACAGCAAAGGGTAAGAGTAAAAAGATTCATGGTGGAACTATACCATTCTCGTTAAAATCTGAAAGTGTTACAGTTGCAAACCTTTCACCATATCGTGGTATGTTAGACATTGCTGAAGCACTAAAGATTACTTGGAATGCTAAAACTAAATACGAAAGATTGACCAAATCATTTAATGGACCAACAGAACAAGAAGCAAAATTTGAAATGATTACTTCTATGTATAATGATTTGAAAAAAGAAATAATTGTTAAATCTGGTTCAAAAACATTCACAAAAGATGCACTAGCATTTTTAGGTAAAGGTATATTTGGTGATGACCTTGCTGATGTTGTTGACATCCAGAAGGGTAAGGTTAAGGAAATAACAACACAATATTTTAAACAGATTGAACAAAACGCCATTCTGTATGTAGTAGAAAAAGGAAACAACTTGGTGTTTATGGATAAGAAAACACAAGCACCAATATTTCAAATAAGAACTAAATTAAGACCACCACCTGCCAATGAAGCAAAGTTTTATCTTGAAGTTGGTACAGGTGTTTATGCACATTAGGAACCAGTATGCTAAAGTTTAAAAGATTTTTAGATGAGAATAAAGATTTAGAAAAGATCTTAAAAAAGATTGATGAAGAGTTACTCACTGAAAAGAAAGATGCTCTTGGTCATGGATCAAATGCAGTTGAAGGTAAAGTTTCTGCAAACACTCAGGGTGTTATGCACGAACTATTAACTGGTTATCATCTTAATGGTGGTAAGCATATGGAAAAGCATCCAGACATTAATGGTGACAGTCCCGAAGAAGCGCACAATAAACTTAAAGCAACCCTGCATCCTAATGATTATAAAAAGTTAAATGATAAAGCCAAATCTGCTGCAGCAGATATTAGAGCACAGGCAGAAAAGAATGGGCATAAAATTCATTCAGTCCATTGGACATCTAAACCTGGAGACTTGCATCGATCTACTGGCATTGAGGCTTCGCAGAAAGAAGATGCCTCTGATGTTGTTGTCAGAACACATCACACTGCCGATAAGAAAAAAGAAAGACCAATGTTTCATGGTGTATCATTAAAGTCAGGGAAAGATAAAAATGTTCCAACATCTAGTCTTGGTATTGAATCTTCTGGACCAAAGGCTAGAGGAACATTTGAAGCACACAGAAAAGGTATTTTAACTGCGTACCCTGCGTTAAAATCTTTAACAAACAAAGCAGACAGAAAAGAATGGATGAAGGCTAATCCAAAAGCTGCTGAAGATATTAAGAAACGAAATCAAGAAACTCTACATAAAGTTGCCAAAGATTTACATGATCATCTGACGACTGGCTCCAAAGAAAGTTTAGTGCATCATGTTAGAGAATTGTTACATGCACATAAAACACCGATGGAAGAGTTTGGTCACAATCATATTCGACATATCACATACGAAAATAAAAAAGGTATTCAGCACCATTCAGTAAATCCTGGAGACGAGTACGAACATATCCTAAAACACCCAGAGCATATTGAAGTTAGTCACAGTGGTGGTTCTTTATCGTTTAAAGACAAAAGAACTGGTAAGACCTTTGCTCGTCACTCAATGAAGTATGACTCACAGAGTGATCCAATGAGCCCACTTAAGAGTGCAGGTATGCCAGCCTAATGGATTACTAAAGTATTACTTTAATAACCCCATGAATCGTAAGGTTATTGATTGACTTTTATTGCAAATTAGGCTATAATAACGGTAGAGAAATGAAAAAACTAAGCACTTATATCGCAGAACAAAAAAATACTCACATGGAGCACATCGAAGACTTGGTCTTCAATGCTGGTGTTGAGGGAACACGACAAGCGATAGATTTTCTCCGTGACCTTCGTGACATGCTTGCTGGTCACGCAACCACTAAAGTTACTGCAACGGTAAAATGGGATGGTGCTCCAGCAGTTTTTGCTGGAGTTGATCCAAGAGATGGTAAATTCTTCGTAGCAAAGAAGGGTGTCTTTAACAAAGAGCCAAAAGTATACAAGACTGCTGCTGATGTTGATGCTGACACATCAGGTGATCTCGCTACAAAATTAAAATTGTGTCTGTCTGAATTTAAGAAACTTGGTATCACCAAAGGTGTTTATCAAGGTGACTTAATGTTCACGACTGGTGATGTTAAAACAGAAACTATTCAAGGTGAGAAGTATACGACCTTCCACCCAAACACTATCATCTATGCAGTGCCATACGCATCTCCTTTGGCACAAACAATACGCAAAGCAAAGATCGGGGTTGTCTGGCATACTACCTATACTGGCAATTCTTTTGAAACAATGACTGCATCTTTTGGCAAATCAATTGTGCAGCATATGAAGAAGGTTCCATCAGTATGGATGGATGATGCCAACTACAAAGATTACTCTGGTGTAGCTACATTTACTGCAGAAGAAACAACTGAGATTAATGGAATTCTTTCTCAGCTTGGCACTAAGTTTCAATCTATGAATTCCAAAACTCTCAATGCTATATCTGATGATAATGAATTATTAGAATTGGTAAAGACTTATAACAATAGTAAAATAAAAGCAGATGAACCAATTACGAATATTAGCAGTCATGTTACTGGATTGTTTAATTACATCTATGACAAATATCAGGGAAAGATTGATGTCCTCAAAACGGATAAATCAAAAGCTGAGTGGGATGAGAAGCGAAAGAAAATCCTTAAATTTTTCACAGACCATGACAAGAAAGAAATAGAAGGAATCTTTGAAGTCTCAAATCTTATTGCCAGTGCAAAACAAGTCATCATTAAGAAGATGAATCAAGCTGGACATATATCGACATTCTTAAAAACTAAAACTGGTTTCAAGACTACTGGTGTAGAAGGTTTTGTTGCTATTGATCACCTGAAAGGTGGTGCAGTTAAGATTGTAGATCGTTTAGAGTTTAGTAAAGCAAACTTCTCACCAGAAATTATCAAAGGATGGCAACGATGAAAACTATATTACTAAGTCTCACCTTTGTATTACTCACAGGTTGTTCGACCATTTCTAATCTTTGGCCAAAGCCACACGACTCAGAAATGTTTGGAATGCTTGTGGATGTTAAGATTGGCGTAGACTCACTTAACTGCGAAAACAAAGAATGGACAGATGTTCAAAATAAAACAAACCGACTGAAGGTTTATACTCAGTTAAGAAAAGACCCTCAGGCAGATTCTATTGCAAAGTTATCTGAAGCATTAGAGAAGGCTAAGACAACCACCAATAAAACCTTTTGTGAATCAATTATTAAATTAAACAAAACTAGAATTGATGTTGTAGTAGATGCTTGGAGAGGAAGGTAATATGCTAGAACAATTAAGAGAAGTAGCAGGACAGCCTGGACCTGCAGCTAAGTTAGCCAACGATATGCTAGTCTTTTATGATGAGTATACCAGTGGACATTTAAGCAAAGAGGAATATGAATATCTGCTAAACGAAATAGCTGATATTAGGGCGCAACAGGAATTAGCTTCTGATGAAATAGCCCTTCGTTGGGTTGTAGCTGCAGCAAAGGGATTAATGTCATTAGCGTAAACAAAAGTCCTAAATAAGATAAGATTAGGCACAAACTTTATAGATGGATCGAATGAAAGAATATAAACAACTAATAAAAGAACTCTCGTCTAAGACGGTAGTGTTTGCATTTGGAAGGTTCAACCCTCCAACTACAGGACATGAGTTACTAGTCAAAGCAGTTAAAAAGCTGGCTCAGCAAAGAAATGCTGACCACGCTATTTACGCATCTCGATCCCAAGACTCTAAAAAGAATCCCTTGTCTGTTGACAAGAAGGTTAAGTATTTGAAACTGATGTTTCCTAGAACTACCTTTGTAGCAGCAAGTGAGGAAGCACGAACATTTATCGAAGCTGCAAAACAACTAAACAAGAAATATAAAAACATTGTTATGGTTGGTGGTAGTGACCGAGTGCAAGAATTTAAACGATTGCTGAATACTTACAATGGTAAAGAGTTTCACTTTGACACTATTGATGTAGTATCTGCTGGTGAAAGAGACCCAGACGCAGATGATGCTTCTGGTATGTCTGCTTCTAAAATGAGAGCACTAGCAACCAAAGGTGATTACGCAGAGTTTAAAAAAGGATTGCCTTCTACTGTTCGTGACATCGATGGTAAAAGATTGATGAACGATATCCGTGAAGGAATGGGTCTGCCTGTAATAAAAGAGCAGATTGTTTTAGTAAAAGATGATCTCCGTGAACAATATTTCCGTGGTGAGATATTTAATGTTGGTGATATTGTTGAATCTTCTGGACAACAATATACGATTGCAAAACGAGGATCAAATCATCTCTTACTAAAAGAATCTACTGGTAAGTTAGTATCTAAATGGATTCAAGATGTTCAACCAATACAAGAAGAAATAACTATGAACGAAGAATTAACAAATAAAACTTTAAAACCAACTGATAAGATTAAAGTCGCTCGCATTATTTCTACTATGCTTGGTGTTGAGAATGCGGAAACATCTTCTAATCCAGAAAATTTAATTAACTCTGCGTTAAGAAAAGTAAGAACAAAGGCATTGAATCCAGAAGCACTTAAAATTTTAGACAAGATGCTGGCGCTGGCAACTGAAGTTGGTATTGATTATGATTCAACATTAAAGCCAACCAAATTAAAAGAAGGTGCTATTCAACCTAGCGGAACAGATCAGATTCAAGTTGTAGGTGGTGAA